CCATAACTATGTGTATTGTAAATAAATATCCCCATCAGATCCCCCTGTAGGAGCAGCCGTTCCATATGTGAATTGTCTTCGTTTCCATTGAGTGCTGCTAAAGTACAGCATATCACCATTTGTTGGAGTGCCTGTTACAACAGCATAGTCTCTTATGGAACTAGCATTCCATATGGCAATTCCTGATGGGAGATTGTAATAATTTGTAGCAGATACAGCAGTAGATATTAAACCACTATCTTTGTTTAGCGATCCAAAAGCCCCATTGTAGTAATCAGCATACAGTGTTGCAAATTGAAAAGTATTAAAATTTGGTAACCACTGACCTTGAGATACACCACTGAAAACAGTGCCATTTCTAAATTGTATTGAGAAGTCTGGCCCATCAGGGTTTCCACCTCCAGGACCACCGCCAAAGGGTGCGCTTGAAGGGGTCCATCTGCTATTTATTCCGTCGTATGCTAGTACCTGACCGGCAGTTGGAACTGTTGCAGTTACATTTTGATTTTGTATTTTATTAGCATTAAATACATTTAATCCTGCAAATACACCTGAATCATAAGGTCTCCAAGCTTTTGGAATTGCAATACCATAATCTGTATATGTTAAAAAAGAACCTTCTGCTGGTGGGATAAAATAATCAATCGAAGTGCCATTTAAACTATTAGCATTCCAAATAGCAGTTCCAGATGGGAGATTAAAGTAGTTTGTAGCAGATACATTCGTTGCAGTTACGCTTCCAAATGTAAATGCCCCTGTAACAGAATCCCCTGAGGCATTTATGTAATAACTATTTAATGTTGCTAAGTCCCAGTGAACTGCGGAGGCTATGTGCCCAGTTACAGTTGAACTTAGACCTAGGTTTGTAGATGTTAGAACGTAATTGTTTCTGGAATATGCAGTGGTTTCATAGCCAGCTAACGAAGCTGTGGTTGCATAAGTATTTCTGGCATATCCAGTGGTCTCAAATGTATTTCTTGAGTATGCAGTTGTTTCGTAGGCTCCCAATGAGGCTGTCAGAGCATATGAAGCCAAAGATGCTGTAGTGGCGTAAGTGTTCCTAGCATACCCAGTGGTTTCAAATACCCCAGTTCCATTTAGAGCCGTTACGTTTACAGATGTTACAAGATAATTATTTCTAGCATATGCAGTTGTTTCATAGCTAGCTAACGAAGCGGTTAGTGCATATGACGCAAGGGATGCTGTAGTAGCGTATGTATTTCTTGCGTAACCCGTAGTCTCATACCCTGCTAATGCCGCAGTGGTAGCATAAGTGTTGCGAGCGTACCCAGTAGTCTCGTATGCCGCTAGAGATGCGGTAGTTGCATATGTGTTTCTAGCGTAACCTGTAGTCTCATAAAGAGCAAGTGAGGCTGTAGTGGCGTAAGTGTTTCTAGCGTATCCAGTCGTTTCAAATACGCTTGTTCCTTGGAACGAAGTTACGCTGTTTGCTGTCGTAGCGAAGTTTGGCAGGTTTTGGTATGTCGTAGCTGATATCGTTCCAGCACTCAGATTCAGTGCGGCTATATTAGTTCCAGATAGCAGTAATGTTGAATTATTCCAAATTAAAGCCGCTGTCCCGCCAAAGCTTCCTCCGTTATTATATTGTATTTGAGTATTGCTTCCGCCAGGAGTTCCTGCACCAGCAGCCCCGCCGACAGAAGAGGGTGACCACTTAGATCCATTCCATACCAAAGACTGAGCAAAGGTTGGAGTGGCTGTTACCATAACATCTGACAGTCCGCTCAACGCAGAGAATGAATGGTTATGGCTAGTTAAAGAGTAATTATTTCTAGCATAGGATGTTGTCTCATACGCACCTAGGGAAGCAGTAGTCGCATACGCTGCTGTAGTTGCATAAGTATTCCTAGCGTAGCCTGTAGTCTCGTACAGAGCTAATGATGCTGTAAGAGCATACGAGGTTAACTGCCCAGTAGTTGCATATGTGTTTCTAGCGTAGGATGTGGTTTCGTAAGCTCCTAGAGCCGCTGTCGTAGCATAGGTGTTACGAGCATATCCAGTAGTTTCGTATGCATCTAATGAAGCTGTCAGAGCGTAGGAGGTTAGCTGGCCCGTGGTCGCATAAGTACTTCTAGCGTATGCAGTGGTTTCATAAGCATTTAAAGATGCTGTAGTGGCATAATTTTCAATGCCCGAAATTGCACTTACATTGTTTGGTTCGTAAAACCCCGATGCAGAATTCCAAACTAAAACTTGTCTATTTCCTGGAATTGAAGATGCTACATCATGAAGTTCGCTTACATCAAATGAGCCACGAATAGTTACAAATAAAATTCCATTGGTCCCACCACCGTTGCTTGTATTAATTACACGCCCTAACTGGAACCAAGCTTGGCTAGGTTTAGCAGGTCTGTTGCGAGTAAATTCTCCAGGAATATTTGAAAGATAAACTATATCACCCTCTGTAAATTGAGAGTTTGGTATGTTTATATCGTTTACTTTTCCAAATGTAGTTATAAATCCAGATTGATTGTTTGGAATGTCTTGAGTCGCTACACCTAAAATAAACGCAGCTTCAGCATCAACTGAAGATGCTGAAGCTAGTGCAATATTTAACTTCCCAGAACCACCCGTAGTTCCACTTACATAAACAACCTTACCATTTGCTATAGAAGCACCAGATTTATTTTCTACTAATATTACTTGCTCTTGCCCTACTTGTAATGTGGTAGTTGGGGAAGTTTGAATGTCTAAAGTTTGATCATCCGTATTCCATCCAACTTGTCTAACACCTAGTACTGGGGAATCTGAGAATTCAATAGCGGATAAAATAGTTAAATTAACTAAAGTTGCGCTAGTGGCTGATAAAAATGTAGCACTGACAGAGCTTAAATAAAATTCTGCACTAGCCGAATCACCTGAAGCATTTATGTAATAACTATTTAATGTTGATAAGTCCCAGTGAACTGCTGAAGTTAAGTGGTTACTTACATTAGAACTTAAATTATAATTTATCGAAGTTAAAACGTAAGATTCTAATTGTGCAGTAGTTGCGTAGGTATTTCTAGCATATGCGGTGGTTTCGTAAGCGTTTAGAGATGCTGTCGTGGCATAGGTATTTCTAGCGTATCCTGTAGTTTCAAAGGTTCCAGTTCCATTTAACTGAAATACGCTTGTAATTTGATTTGTAGAAGGAAGATTTAAATATGTACCAGCACTTACAGTAACAGCGGATAAACTGTTAACATATAAGGAACTAGACTCCAACAATTTAGTTGGGGTCAGTGCAGTTGTCGGATCGTTAAACTGTACTACTACAGGGTATGGAGTAGTACGAGGTCCTGCTGGCATATATTAAACCTCTTAGTCTTCCGACTTGCCTTTCTTCTTCTTTGGTTTAGCTGGTGGCTCCTCATCGGACTCCTCAGCATCCTCTTCCTCGTCATCTTCTCCATCGTTATGAGAGTTCACATCAATATGAACTTCATCCTCTCCCTCCCCAGTATCTATGGGAGGCATTTCATCTCCATCGCCGTCGCCCATTGGAGCTTCCTCTCCCTCCTCTGCACCTTCCATTTCACCTTCTCCTTCGTCGGCACCCATGTCAGACTTTAACATGGCAATAAGCTCCTCTAGCTCTCTCATATTGTCAATAAGCTCATCCTTATCAACAAATTCGGCTTCGTCTTCATAGCCTTCTAGGTTTCCGCTGTCCTCTCCTTCCTCGTCACCCATCTCTTCGGCAGCTTCCTCGCCTTGAACTTCAGCGGCTGCATCCTCGGCACCCATAACAGGAACCTCGTCGCCAGCTTCTCCGTCCTCGTCAGGAAGCATACCCATCCCGGCATCCTCTCCACCATCAGTCTCGTACTGCCCCTCGCCTTCAGGAACCTCGTCAGCCATGCCCATAGCCGCAGGAGGCATTCCGCCGCCAGCAGCAGGCGAACCCGCGCCCATTCCCATACCAGCTTGGATCATCTTTAGAACTTGTCCAATCTTCCCAAGATCATCAGCGACCTTATCAAAATTAAGATAGTTCATTAGACTGGTTTCATGGAGAATGCTGTCGTATTCGCAATCCTTGAATACAGAATCAAGGAAGTCTGATACGTCAATGGCTTCGACACCATTCTTGTTCTTAAGTGACTCAGCAAATTCATAAAGAGTCTTCTTTAGAACTGAGTTTTTTGGACTGAGCTTGCCAAGTGACTCAAATATTACTATGTGGGTCTTGACAAGAGCATCAAAAGTTGGAGCGTCAGTTAGATTCTGAACATTAACCCCGTACTTCTCATTTAAAAGATTAGTTACATAATCTTTAACTGGCTTCTTAAACTCAAAGATCTTAGCAGCAAACTCCTTAACATCCTTAGCTGGAACAGCCTTAGTATCAACGAGCAGATCAAGGTTATTCTCCACCAGATTTGAGATTTGCTTCTTTGTAGCCATAGCAAAGTATGGAACATCAACAATGATTTCCGACAGCAGTTTCATTACGTTTTCATTTGACTCGTAAATGAAAGTTGGAAGCTTTTGAACTTTCTCGTTAGTAAGCCATACAGTATCAAGCTTCGACTTTGCCTCAACAAGCTCCTTGGTAATTAGTTCGTGCTTGCAGAGGTGATCGTACAGCGTGTGATTTACTGTAGCTGGAATCTCATAAGTCTTAGCTTCCGCTAATGAATCATAAGTAACTTTTGGCATATTGAATGACTTTGAGATTACTGATGAAAGCTTTATCGTGTTTCTAATCTCTGGGATATTAATAAAGCCAGATGACTCTTTGAGCATTTTTACTAAATCATCTTTCATCTCAACAACGCGCTCAAACTCTTCAGTTGAAACAATCTTAGTGCGCTCATCAAATCGTTCAATCTTAGCTACAAGTCTCTCCTTCACTCTGTCAAAGTGAAGTCTTGTCTCCCAAAGACCAAGTATTGAATCAAAGCTTTCCTGGACTTTCTCAAGATCATTCTCAAGAATATCAGCAAGAAAGCCATTAACCTTCTTGTCAACTAACTTAGAGTAAACTTCTTTATCTTCAAACAAACGTGCATCTTCGATAACAATGTTGTTTAATTTTAAAGCCTTGCCATCAAACTCACCACGAATGGCTTGACCTGACTCACTAAGATAAGTTACAGTATTATCTTCTACGTTGAAAAGCTCAACATTCTCTCTCAGTGAACGAGCGAGATAGTCACCTAGTTTTACTAGGTTCAGAAAAGTCTTATTACGCGACTCAAATAAGTTAGTTAACATAAAAACCTTTTATCACAAGTATCTAGGGATTTTTAATACTTAAATTTTATTTAATTCCCTTTGAATAGCTAAATCTTTAACAATTTTAATTGCCTCTTCGCTTAAACCTTCACTTAACATTAACTTGGTTAAGTTAGTGTAGTCGGTTTCTTCCATTTGAGTAGGTGGGGTATTTTCAGCAGGCTCTTGACCACCAGCTTCCCCAGGTCCAGGGCCAGCCCCCATAGCCCCAGGAGGAGCACCACCGGGGGGCATACCACCAGCCATGCCGCCCATCCCAGGAACGGGACCCATTGGAGTACCGGGGGGAAGGTTAGCAGCAATCGCTCCCAAAATTGGGTCCTTAGACTGTTCCTCAAGCTTAGTTTTAATTTCATCTATTTCCTCATCATTCATCTGATAGTAAGTCTTGTAAATATATTCTAATGGGAATATATTAAGACCTTTAACGGCTTGAACTAGACGAGCCTTCTGCTCATCAATATCCAACTGTCTCTTAGCAGACATATCGGATGGCTCAGGCAGTTTAACCTTTAACTTAGAAACGGATAAAGGTGGGAATCCTTTGACAAGAAGGTGACGTTTTAATACAGCCTCTAGTCCTATCTCGATGCATTGCTGCACTCGGACTATGACTCTGGCAAACTTAACATCTAGCTGACTTAGGTTCGCCTTTCTTTCTGGAGATTGATCCTTTTCAACGATGTAATCTTTTGGAATCTTTAGGGTAGCTAAGAGCTTATCTCTAAAGTACTTAACGTCATCGACTTCGCCTAGATTTTCGGCACCCTTCAAAGTGTCAATCTTAGTGCCTGATCCCTTGCCGTTAACAGCGACAAAGAAATCTTCGTCCTGCGCCATGGGATTAAATCTAGCGTCAATTTCCCCAGTATTACGATTGAAATACTTTTCCTTCTTGAACTTGCTCTTTTGCATTTCAAGATAGTGTTCAGCTTTAGAAGCTGGAAGATTACCAACGTCAACGTAAAATATTCTTCTCTCAGGTGCGCGAGTTAATCTATAGATTAACATGGCGTCTTCCATCATCTTTAAAGATTTGTAGATGGAACGAGCAGCAGCCGCAATTGATTTACCGTATGGATAGTAAGTTGGATCAGATGAAAACATTCTGAAATGTACAATCTGGTTCTTGTCTAGAGGGACTACGACTCTCTGCCCTGTAGTCGATCCAATCTTTCCAAAGATGGTGTTATCTGTTTGCATTGGAATTTCTTGCAAGAAGTCTGTAAGAATTCCAAAGTTGTTCTCAATTCTGTAAATATAGTTTGGATCTAAGATCTTTATCTTCTGTACACCACGTTTAATATTTTCGATATCAACTACAAGTTCAATGAAACAATCACCATACTTAACTGTATTTCTTACAATGTCCCAAATAAAGTTTGGTAGAGAAATATCTTCAAAGAATGTTTCAGCTTCATCTTTGATTAGCTGATCCTCTGTCTCTATTTCCCAACGGCTTCCATCGAGATTTGTCTGAGTTGAATCATCGGCATAGATATCAAAAGCAGCGGCAACCTCTGGATAATCATCCATGTCCTCAAACTCTTGATATCTGCGCTTGCGTTCAATTTCTTCCTCATTAACTGGAATTAATTGAGTAGCTTTAAATGGAGAAATACTTCCAACTGGAGTTCTCCTGAGTAGGGTATCGCCCTCCAGGGGATGAGGTTCAGATGGCTCTACGGTAAGTGGAGTTGTACCATCTTGATCTAAATTTAGCTGTGGGCGACCAGTTAAGAATTTAGCAAAGAACTTACCTGTACGTCCGATGGGGTAATACCACGAACCGAACCAGCTAGATATACTCCCACGACTGGGATTGAATTGTGTGTAACCTTCGTTTAACTTAGTAGCCATTTAAGATCTTCTTCGTGTATTAAACCACCGGGAGTTCTAATAACATATTTAGACTGGGAGATAGGCATAATAAATTTATTATCATCATTTGGCCGATGTTGTATCATAGGGGTATTGGCTCTTATCTCATTAAAACCGTGAATCGCTAACGCCAAAGCCATAATTAAGTCATCATGGCAATTAACGTCGGCTGTATAACGCCCCGATTGGTCAATAATAAAAGTTAAAAGCTCATCTACTGTGCGTTCTGAGTTTAATTTAATTTTATTTAATCTTATTGCCTCGTCCATATTTACAAGCATTTGCCGCCTATTGGCATCCGCAACCTGTACCCCAGGCTCGTGCTTATCGTCCATAAACAAGTTTTCGTATTGCTCGATTTCCTTAATTTGATAGATTAAATTATGACCAATAAGGTTTCGCTCTGGTATGATGTACGCTGTGTTGTACTCACGAGCTATCTCAACAAGCATTGTCGCAAACTCATTAATTGGAGTCCTGTCCGATCTAAACTCTGCAACTTGCTCTCCATTGTATAGATTTATTACTTGCGCCACTGAGGAGTCCAAGCCTCGACCAATAGAAGTATCCACGCCAATAACGTAATCGTGGCTAGGATGAGGAGCATTCCACACACGAAGACGGTTGTTATAACGTGTTGAATAATTTTCATTTATTTGCTCTTTTAGTTGTTTAAGTATCTCACCGTCGATAAATGTATCCCCAGTTCCAAGGAACTCAGCTTCATATTCTTGCAACCATTCCTTATGGCTAATAGATCCTCTAGTCTTAACTTCCCACTCATCTATGTTTACTGGGGGATCTTGGCTGGTAAGTTTTTCGTACATCTTTTCATATCCCTGATGCCGAAAGTATTGAGGGTGGTCTTTCCAATTAATATCTATCGCATGAAAAGAGTTTTCTCCACGCCTAGCCCCAACATATTGTTTGTGAAACCAATTACCTACACCATTTACTGTGGATAGGGCTATGACAGAACCACCTGTCGAAATGATTGGAAATGCAGCAGTCCAAATTGTATCAATATTCTCAATGAATGCAGCCTCGTCAAGAATCAGTAACGACGCAGCAGCAGAACGTCCTGATTGTTTTGATGATGACTTAGATTTGATTTCAGATCCGTTAGAAAACCTCATGGCATGGGCTGAGTCCTTAACTACTTTAGGCTTAAGCCACTCTGGAAGCTCATCATAGGCAGTCTTCATTCTAGATAAAACTTCCATTGACGCATCGTCATCTTTAGACAAAATAACCACCTTGTAATGTTGTGTAAACATACATTTCCAAAGTGAAAAAGCAGCAACTAAGGTAGTACACCCAGCTTGTCTAAATTTACGGAGAATGTTAAATCGGTTAGCTTTAAACTCATTTACAAGGTTACGTTGAAAAGGGTAAAGATCAAATTTTACCAGTCCGAAAATCGGATGTACGACTTTAATATAATTACAAATAAAGTGTACCGGATCCTTCCGACATTTTTCAAATTCTGCTTTAATTTTATTTAAATCCATCTATTATTCCATTATATGATATATGCTATAATATGTAGTCGTACTACTAAACCTAGTAAAACACTACCTAAATTACTTAGTTATTTAATAGAAGCAAATATTAAATATCATGTCTCATACGATGCCAACTCAATGTTTGAGGGCTACCAGACTGGATTAGACACTCTTAATCCCGGCAGAGAAGATATCGTAATAATGTGTCATGACGATATTGAAGTTCTTTCTGATAGAGTAGTATTTAAGCGAACTCTTGAAGAGGCATTAGCTAAGAAGAGCGTTGGTTTTGTAGGCCCAGCGGGAACAACATATCTCGGTTCAGATGCCATATGGTGGGACATTAACCGTAGGGCTACAGGATTACATAGCGGCTTTGTGTTTCAGGGGGATGACCACAACACGATGACCCCCAACTACTTCGGCCCATGCAGGAATGTAGTAGTTATTGATGGATTATTCCTTGCTGCCAGAAGAGAGACATTGGATCAAATTGGTCTTGGAAAACCAAAAGAATTTCCAACGAATTGGGACTTCTACGATCTATACTATACTCTCTCAGCTTATGAACAAGGCTTCACTAACAAGACAGTGCCTATTGTCGTTCTTCATAATTCAAATGGGTACATGAGAGAAACATGGGACGCTAATCGGCAAGCGTTTCGGAAGATGTTTAGACTACCAGTAGGGTGCAAATAATGTTTGAAATTTATACGCTTATAATCTTTATTTTAAGTTGCTATGGCGGGGCTAACGGCATCGTTTACTCTCGGCTCCTGCAATCATTTAGATTTTGGATCTCATTTAAGTCCTATCATTTAGATGAGCAAGGAAATTTAACTTCTGCTGTACACAGAAGTAACTTTATTTTTAAATTTTTTAGTAAGCTAGTTAATTGTCCGTTGTGCGTAGGGTTCTGGCTTGGCGTAATTTTCGGTATCTTTCTGTACAGTCCTTGTTACCAGATTTCTATGTACAATACCGGATGGCAGAACTCGCCATTTAATATATTCGTCTACCTTTTCGACGGATTCCTAGGTAGTGCGTCAGCGTGGATATTGCACCTTCTCCTCCGCTATCGGATGGAAGGTGCTTAATTCAACACCCGCTTGAGCAGTGGGTAACTGGGCGTAATCCGAACTGTAGTTTGATTAGCATAGGTTGATCCTCCTACAGATATCTAGTTCCGCCAGCTTTTGATTTTTATTTTTTTAAAATAGGATCTATAATCTGGCATGAACCAAAAGACTTACTTTCTCGACATCGACGGGTGCATACTTAAGCACCATGATGACTTCCTTGATGGGATGCTAGACGTAGAGCCACTTCCAGGAGTTAAGGAAAAGCTCCTTGAGTGGCACTGTCAGGGACACAGAGTTATCTTAACTACCGGACGCCCAGGCACCATGCGAGACTTTCTAAAGGACCAGCTTTTCGTGTATGGAATTATTTACGATCAATTGGTTATGGACTGCGGGTCGGGAGTCCGAATTTTAATTAATGATGTAGACCCGAAAAACCCAGAAATAATGAAAGCTCAGGCAGTTAACTTAACTCGCAACCTAGGGATAGGAGGACTTTAATGGACAAAGTTTACTTACTTTTTACAGTTCTTTGTATGTTCGTAGCTTACGACGTAATCATGTATGGTCGGTTTAGTGAGATGGAAAGAAAGCTAGATTCTTTGGCAAAAAACTTATTTAGGACTGCATCAGACATAAATACTAAGATAGCACAAGTTCGTGAGGAACGCAAGGGCCTACTATGAAGAACAAAAACTGGAATACGGTTAATGCCACCACCGAGTACATTAATATCGACGGGGATCGTATCCCAGTTAACATTGAAGGCATTTTGTTCTTGAATAATAAATACAAGGCCCTAGAATTAGACTATCGGAGCTTGTTGGAGGACATCCACGGGCTTGAGCACGAACTTAAGGTTTGCAAGTCCAACAGCAAAGTTAATAAGTTCCAGCAAGAATACTTCATCCTAGATAAAGACGGTGAATAATGGCTAAGTACGGTAAGAACGATTTCCACGGCAACGATGACATTGGTAAGGACGAGGACGAGTTTGAGTTCGGGGAAGATGACCTTTTTAAGGTCTTGACCTACATGAAGAACTGTTCGGAAATGCTCATGAACTGCGACACTGAAGAGCTTTGCGAGCAGTATAAGATCCTGTTCCCGCCTGTCGATGGTCTTTATCTTATCTCCGAGGCCCGCATCAAGCATCTCAATGCTGAGATGATTAATCTTACCCTACAGGAACTCGTCAAGAAGGATCTTGTTGAGATGTCCTGGTCTGACACTAAGAATGACTTTGTTTTTTCACTCAAGGAAGATACCAGTGGTATCTAAGAAATCTCGGCCTGTTGCATTCTTCGACTACTCCTCTCTTAAAGAGGTAGTCGATCTCATAGTTAAGAACAACCCCTACGGTGCAAAGCCCCCTGATACTTTCATGGGGTCTCCTCATCAGTATGTAACTAAGTTGATCATACAGTCTATTGAATTCCTGCTGTCACGCCCCGAAACGTCGTGCGTTGGAACCTTAGGCTACTACGTCCTTGCCCAGGACCAGTTTGAACACGATAACCCCATCACAGGTGTAAAAGAAACTTGTATCGACATGAGCATCGTATACGACCCAGTTACCAAAGAAGGGGCAGAGTACGTCTACTACCGCGATGGTAAGATGTGGCGCGATCTTAAAGAAGACGATCCAAACTGATGAAAAAGCGTTCCTATAAGTTTACAACACATAACGGTCGCATTAAAGTTTATGTTGACGGTTATGTGATGTTTACTTTTAATCAGCTAGACTTCAAGGGTTACTACGCTTACAAGGATGATGAAAACCTCTATGGCTTAGACATCTACCTTATGAATGATAAGGGCGGTGCCACGACCATGGAAGTTTACTTTAAGACCAAGGAGACTTGGCTGGACATCCTAAAGCTATTAGACACTAGTATGTAACCTATGGGACCCAAACTTAAATGTGGACTTTTAAGTAAGTATGGGACCCTTAAATTTTTTTAGTTACATATGGGAATCAGGTCTCAAATAAAGGATCCCTTAAGTTTTCTTAAGTTTTAATTTGAGATTTTAATAAGATAGGTCCTCTGGGTATGGGGGCCGCCCCCTACTATATGAGACTCTATTCCGCGATTTTTTCCGGTGAGACGTATGGTAGGGTCATACGTCGAAATCCTTCACAATCCCACATTCGGTACATTCCACAGTTTCCACACCATGGCCCGATGCGATGCAAATCCAACGGTGCCCGTCCCGAGCATGGTCCCAGGGCTTGGCCGGGGGCATGGGCTTCGGCTCTTCACGCTTGGCCGCAACCTTTGCAAGCTCGGCCTTGAGGAAATCCAGGTATTCGCCTGGGGTCATGTCCTTCCAGTCCTTCATATTAGTACGCCTCCGCGCAATCTTCCCAGCCCTCGCCCTCATCCTGGCGGGCGATCCAGTCCGCCATCGCATCGTGGAAGGACTGAAGCACGAAGGCCACATATTCTTCGGTGCATTCGATCCCGTGCTTAATCCACATCACACCCACGATGTCGTTCTCCGTGAGTTCGGGGTGATCCGCCGCGACGTTCAACACCAGCGTTTCCTTCGTGCTCATGCATGGGAGTATAGCGTCGCATTCCAAGGTGTGAAGATGGAAAATCGGATTTTCTGCGAATCGTCGTAAGTGCTTGTGGCGTAAGGGGTTGCGGCGAGGCGGGCTGCCGCCGCCGCCCGAAGTCCTTAGTTTTCAAGGGGTTAGGTCTGTTTTCAGATTTTCTGATTTTCCATCTTCCAACCTTGGCGGGCGGTGCTATCATCTGAAGCATGGAAAGCAAGTCGAAGTTCCCGCTGTGGCTGGCCCTGACGATCTACGTCTGGCTGTGCGTTGTGGTGTTCGTGGTGGTGGTCGGCTACCTGTCGCCG